AAACATGGCACGTACTACGTTTCAAGGCCCAGTTCGTTCATTGGGCGGCATTTATCAACAAGGCCCAGCTACTGTTGTTGACATCACAACAAGCACTACACTAAGCCCAGAAGCTCACGGCGGTCGTATCATCGCTGTCGGTGGTTCTTTGGCAGCAGCAGTCACTTTGACTTTGCCAGCAATCAACGTATCAGCAAACTCTGTTACATCTGGCCCCGGCCAAGACCCAAGCACAGCTAACAACGAAGGCGTTGTTTACACAATCTGGGTTCCTACTACCATCTCTACTAGCTCTTTGAAGATTGGTACAACTTCTGGTTCCGGCGATTTGTACGTTGGCACTGTGATCTCTGTTGACTCAGACTCATCTGGCGCAGTTGTTGGCTTTACTGCCAACGGTTCTTCCAATGACTTCATCAACTTAAACGGTACAACTACCGGCGGCGTTGCAGGCACATGGATTCAAATTGTTGCAGTTGCTGCTGACAAGTACATGGTGACTGGAAACGTTATTGGTTCCGGCATTGTTGCTACACCATTTGCAGATTCCTAATCAACCCAAGGGGCTTCGGCCCCTTTTTTAAAGGAGATTGATTATGTCAATGCAATATGACGTTAAATCACAGCATGGCGGGGTTTCCGGCTTGATGGTTCCGTACCGAACTCGTTTAAAGGGAGCGGTTGTTTTTCCACTTTCCGGCGCTACTGCGTATACTGTTTTGGTTGACAACATTAGTATTAGCGGGACTTACGCAAGAGCCACTACAACAGCAACAATTACTGCAATCAATCACGGTCTAAAAGCGGGTGATTGGGTTTATTTGGATTGGGATTTAACAGACAACCCATATCAAGTTCAAACAGCGGCTACTGCAAATACGTTTACTGTTACTGTTGCCGATTCTGGTGCAGCCAGCGGAAATGTCACTGTATACAATGACGTACTACTGCAATTAGATGCGTCAAATCAAACTGCATATAACGTAAATATTCCCGGAGAAGGTATTCTTGCCCATTACGGCATACGACTTTTCTTGGGAGCCAATACGCATATTACGGTGTTCTATGGCTAAGTCACCAGCATGGCAACGCAAGGAAGGCAAATCGGACGCGGGCGGTTTGAACGCCAAGGGCCGTGCTTCCTACAACAAAGCCAATCCGGGCAAGCCGGGATTGAAAGCGCCCCAACCAGAGGGCGGGTCCCGGCGCGACTCCTTCTGCGCTCGAATGAGTGGCATGAAGAAAAAACTAACAAGCGCGAAGACGGCGAACGATCCGAATTCACGTATCAACAAGAGCCTACGGGCGTGGAACTGCTGACATGAGCGATACGCACGAAACGACAAAGCATGTTGTTGATGCGCTGTCGATAATGACTGTTGTAGGAACCCTAGTGGAAATGTTGCCGTCTATTGCCGCAATCTTTACAATTGTGTGGACGATAATCCGCATCTGGGAAACCGACACTGTGCAAAATTTGCTGGGTAGGAAAGGCAAACAAAGTGCCGAGCAGCAGTAAAAAACAACATAATTTCATGGCGGCGGTGGCCAACAACCCATCATTTGCTAAGAAAGTAGGCGTCCCACAGTCCGTGGGCAAGGACTTTAACCAAGCGGACAAGGGCCGCAAATTCTCTAAAGGTGGCGATATGAAAAAGATGAATATGGGCGGATATGCAGACGGCGGTATGCCTATGGTTAACAAGGGCGGCAAGATGGTCCCTTCCTTTGCTGCTGACGGCAAGGGCAAGATGGCCAAAGGTGGCATTGCTACTTCTTTGAAAGCCCACGCTGCGGCTCCCGCTTCTAAAGCACACGGTATGAAAAAAGGCGGTATGGCTGCATCCAAAATGGGTTCAGTCAAAACTTCCGCTACTCGAGATGGTGTCGCGTCTAAGGGTAAAACCAAAGGCAAGATGATTAAGATGAACATGGGCGGCAGAGCCTGCTAACAAGGAGTTAACATGAAAAAAGGTTACGAAGACGGCGGTGAAATAGACGCAATGGAAGAAGCTAACAAACGTACAGATCGTACGTTGACAAACCCTAACGCCAAAGAATATGGCGAATCGGGCACGTCGTATACAACAAAGGCTACCCCCAAAAAAGCTGCGCCTAAGCCCGCTGCTAAAGCCGCGCCTAAACTTATTGACCCCTCTAATATTAGAAGTGGCCGTCGTGAGTTTGAAGAATCACAAATGGCCCCAGCAGATAAAACTAAAATGTCTGTAGCAGAGCGCGCAAAGGCAAGCCGTGAAAGCGCACGAGCCGGTAGCGGTACAACCGATAGACGTTCTGTTGGTGAGCGTTTAAAATCCGCATTTGGTATGAAATCTGGCGGTTCCGTAAAACCTTCTAAAATGGGTGGCGTAAAAACTGCTAAGCCTTCATTTGGTTCAGCTTCTAAACGCGCTGATGGTGTTGCTTCCAAGGGTAAGACTCGCGGAAAGTACATCTAATCATGATGGCCTGTCGTGGTATGGGGGCTGTCATGCCCTCTAAAATGCCTAAAGGCGCGAAAAAAGCACGCCGGGACGATACTGACTTCACGCAATATGCTGAAGGTGGGAAAGTCAACGAGGCTGGCAATTACACTAAGCCTGATTTGCGTAAGCGGATTGTGTCTCAAGTAAAAGCCGCAGCTACCCACGGTACAGGCGCAGGACAATGGTCTGCACGTAAAGCACAACTTGTGGCTAAAAAATACAAAGATGCCGGTGGAGGGTACAGAGATTGAAAGCTCCTCAGAAATCGCTCAAAGATTGGGGCGACCAGAAATGGCGCACTAAGTCTGGTAAACCGTCAAGTAAGACGGGGGAGCGATATTTGCCTGAGAAAGCCATTAAGTCTTTGTCTCCGCAAGAATATGCAGCCACAACCAAAGCTAAGCGTGCTGGTAAAGCGTCTGGCAAACAGTTTGTAGCTCAACCAAAAACCATTGCAAAGAAAACGGCAGGCTTTAGATGACCACTACCGGAACCACACTGTTCAACATGGACTTCACGGAGATCGCCGAGGAAGCGTGGGAGCGTGCGGGCCGGGAGATGCGTTCTGGTTATGACCTGCGTACAGCGCGTCGTTCGATGAATCTGATGACGATTGAGTGGCAGTCTAAGGGTATAAATATGTGGACAATGGAGCAGGGAATCATTAACCTGACTCCGGGGCTTAGCACCTACGCCCTACCAACGGACACGATTGACCTGCTAGAACACGTCATTCGTACTGGGTCCAACACTGCGTCTACGCAGGCGGACTTAACCATTACACGCATTAGCGTCTCAACTTATGCAACTATTCCAAACAAGCTTAGCCAAGCTCGCCCAATTCAAGTCTGGATTCAAAGACTCTCTGGCGAAACTAACCCAACGAATGCGGTCTTGGTGGGCGCGATTACGTCAACGGACACCACAATAACGCTTAGCACGGTAGTTGGGTTAGCGAACGCGGGCTTTATCCGTCTTGGAACAGAAGACATTTACTACGGTTACGTCACGGGTAATACCTTAGGCGGCGTGTTCCGTGGACAAAACAATACAACTGCCGCTGCTCAAACAGATGGTACTGCGGTCTTTGTGCCCCAGCTTCCAGCCGTGACTGTCTGGCCTACACCCGATAACTCAACGCCCTATCAGTTCGTATACTGGAGACTCAGACGCGTCCAAGACGCTGGCGCTGGGGTAAGTACCGCCGACATGAACTTTCGCTTCCTGCCTTGTTTGGTGGCGGGCTTGGCGTATAACATTGCGGTCAAGGTCCCCGAATTGATGCCCCGAGTAGAAATGCTCAAGATGATGTACAACGAGGCGTTTGAAATTGCCGCTGGCGAAGACAGAGAGAAAGCCGCAGTTCGGTTTGTACCGCGTCAACAGTTTATTGGTAGCACGTAATGGGAAATAGGTTTGCATCCGGCAAAAAAGCGATTGCCATGTGCGACCGCTGTGGCCAGCAATACCTACTTAAAAAGCTTAAAACAGAAGTTATTAAGCAGAGGAAGTATCAGTTGTTGGTTTGCCCTGAGTGCTGGGACCCCGACCAGCCTCAATTGATGCTTGGCACATTTCCTGTGGACGATCCACAAGCTTTGCGTAATCCACGCAAGGATACAACGTACGTTACGGCAGGCGTAAACAGTATTGGTAGTTTGACTGGTGGTTCGCGAGATATTCAGTGGGGTTGGCAGCCCGTGGGCGGGTCTAGATTAAATGATGATGGTTTGACACCAAACTACTTGGTGGCAACGACATTTGTTGGTACAGTAACGGTATCTTAAGGAGCTTAGAATGGCATACACACGATCAGCCGATGGCATTGCTAAAAAAGGCAAGACCGAAGGCAAAAACTTGGGCAATAGCGGCCCTACCCAAAAAGAAATCATGGGCGGCAAAGGTAAAGGTAAGGGTAAAACCAATGCCGATATGTTGTCTATGGGTCGTAACTTGGCAAAAATTGCCGCACAGAAGCGAGGCTAATCATGGCTACATTTAGCAAAAAGATTATGGGTAAAGAAGTTGGTGATGCTGCGGTCTACGCTACACCCCATACTATGACGGGTAAAGTGGTTACAGCTTCTGAAAACCCCGGCTCTGGCCCCGACCATAGCGATGCCGGAACAGTCAATATGGCTGTAGGTAACGTCTATCGTCGCGCACAGCCAGCAGCTAAAACATCTGGCATCAAAATGCGTGGCGCAGGCGCGGCTACTAAAGGCGTGATGTCAAGAGGCCCAATGGCATGAATTACGCCGACCTTGTCACGCAGGTAAGCGATTACTGCGAGAACTCTTTCCCAACTGACAATATGAATGTGTTCATTCGTCAGGCGGAGCAGCGCATCTATAACACCGCGCAGCCCGCTAATTTGAGAAAGAACGTGACAGGCGTATTGACTACTGGTAATAAGTACCTTGAGTGTCCTTCAGATTTCTTGTCTGTTTATAGCCTTGCCGTATACCCATACAACACTACAACTGCCACAGGAACGGCTGGGCAAAAGACAATTGTGGTGGCCAGTGCTACGGGTATTGCGGTTGACCAACAGGTGACTGGTACAGGTATTGGTACAAATGCACAAGTTAGAAGTATTGCAGGGACTACGATCACATTAACAGTTGCCAATAGTGGCGCTGTATCCGGCGCTGTGGTTTTTCAAGGCGACTATCTGTATCTGCTTAACAAAGACGTTAACTTTATCCGTGAAGCGTATCCTTTGACAGCACAGTTGAGTGAGCCAAAACACTATGCAATCTTTGGCCCTCAATCAAACGATGTGAATGAATTGACGTTTATTGTTGGGCCAACACCCAGTTCGGCCTACTACGCAGAGCTTCATTACAACTACTATCCTGAGTCTATTGTCACGGCTACCAATACTTGGCTGGGTGATAACTTTGATTCCGTGTTGTTGTATGGAACTATTTGCGAAGCCTACACCTACATGAAGGGTGATGGGGATATGGTTAAGCTGGCCCAA